GCCAGAAATAGGTCGAGATAATCGTTGTATTGATTGGGCTGCCTGCGATACACGCGCGGATCAAGCTCGGGATTCTCCTTGCGGAAAACCTCAAGTTTTTCGTTGACGTGTTCGAGGTAGGAATTATAGGTTTCCTCCCCATGATGGAAGAGCTCGCGATGAAAATTTTCCATCGCTTGCTTGAAGTATTCGTCATCTGACAAGTCGTTTTTAATGCGACGCCAGTTGAGAAGCTCCGTGATAGATGTCATGTCGAGTGGTGCCGTATAGAACTTTGTTCCCGGCAAATGTTTAAAATGTCTTTTAAGATATGATACTTTGTCGATATGAGTAAATGCTTCTTCGTCTTTTTTGTTCTTGGTAGCACTGGTGTAAACCAGTCCATGCTCCTCGAACCATTCCTGCATGGCGAAGAAATCGACATATTGTCGAAGCCGTGCGGAAAGCGCAATGAGATGATCATCTCCGTAGATTGCGAATTCTACTTCATCGATGATTTGTTGAGTTGTGAGGCGGGGACATCCTGCAGCCTCAGCAATCTCAATGATGGCACAAAGAAGTTCAAGCCAATTGCAGACCGAATTCTCGGGTGATGTAGTTGGAAGCCCCGACTTCATGCCCGTAGTGATTGCAACAAGTGTGTTTGCTGCAAGATGATATGAATGAGTCGTTCCTTTGATCCAGGCCATCCGTGCCTTGTTCGATGGGTGACGTTTTCCGTAGAACCCGTCATTGATACACTCGCAGGATGCGGTTCGAATCTGATCGCCACAATTTCCGTCCCAATTCTTGTGATCTCCAGCGATGAGCAAGCCTCCATGCTTGTTCATCCTTCCTCGCAAACCAGTCGCATCGGAACCAAGCATGTTGATTCCGACACTGATTTCATTGTCAACAGGGTTAGCCATCGACGCAGCAAGAAAACCTCCAAACAACTTGCGCCCAGCCAAAAGCTGATGAAGTGGCGCAATGTCAAAAGACCTTGTTGATGCTTCGTAAATCTTTTCGAGTTTCCGGCGCTCGTCTTTCAATGATTCAATGAAAACGTATGGCGTAATAATGCCTAAATGCAGCTCAGTGAGTGTCTTTGAGACCTCCTCCTCGAGCGTTTTCCCAATGAAATCGCCATTATAATCTTTTGTTGTGAACGCATAAGTGTCCTTCTTGTTCGTCTCGGGATGAGGAGTCACGTCAAAGTATGCAGACTTCCCACTTGATGACGGTGGAGCAATCCACTTCCAGTATGCACCGCAACTCGTCGTGAGATCAATCCTTTTAAACTCGCTCCCTTCAATTCCATTGATCATTTCATGATCAGTGCAATCGCGGCGCCAGTCCTTTGACTCACTCCACACGCTCATCTTTGCCTTCACAACCTCTTTCGCTCTCTCGAGTGTCTTGAGGGAAAATTGCGGTGGATCGTGCGTGAACTTGTCCATTGCAAGTGAAAGAACTTGCCTCCCACCAGCTTTAACTTCGTCACTCACAAGTTCATGATGAATTGACATTGCAGCCGGAAAAGTTTTTACAGGG